ACCAATATTCTTCTCAAACTCTCGGTTGTCGAACTCCATTTCAACAACACGACGATCGACAGTATTACTCACGTTGACGTAACCTCCTTCCATGCATCATCAGCCATCTTGTCAAAAATCGGACGAATGGCTGGATTGATGTAATCTATACCCTTAACGTATCCACCGGTTCCGGTTCCGTGACCGTATTGAAGTATGATGGCGATGTTCACGCCTTTATTCAAATGAGAATTTGTCCAATAGATGGTTGTTTTACCGTCTTTGTCTACGATTTCATACCCCCAAGAACTAGCTGTCTCGCCAGAATCTCTCGGAGTCGAAGAGGCGAGAGCAGTGACGCCGATTTCGCCATACTTTTTTAGAACTTCAATGTATGTCTTCTTCGAATTTTTCTTTAAAAAATCTTCTGCATGATTGAAGTTTCCATGATGCTTAAATCGTATCATCTAACTCTCGCCTCCTTTCAATCAACCATTTGTATGCATCTGCTTACGCCTCGCTTCATTAAGTGCAGCTCTCTGTTTGAGCGTCATTTGATTCACGCCACCTTTATTCTTCTTCGGAGGCGTATTCTTAATGTTGCACACGCGAATGAGTGTAAGCAGTTTGTTCAAATGCCATTTCTGACATTCGAAAGGTATGTTCAACGCGATCATCCAGTAATAGATTATTTCAGCTGTAATTGTTTGATGACTAAACGCCTTATTACCCGTTTCGTTGAACCATGTAGCAGTCATTGGAGCTTCGATATACTTGTTAACCTGATCAATATTCTCCTGAGTAAGACCGTTGTACACCATAGGATCAACGTTCTGAGTAATGGTCATGCACCGAATGTAATCTACACACTGTTCGATCGTCTTTTCTTCTTTTCCTAGAAAGGGTTTCTCCCACTTTTCTTCCCATTTTGACAAAGAGATCAAAGAATGCTCGAGTTGCAAAGTGGTTGTCTTTGTGTTCCCGAATCTATTGGTCTTTTCGTCATAGTATTCATAGCCAGGTATGGTTAACCACATCATCCCTGGTCGCCACCTTTATTCAACGGGGGTAAGAGCGGGAGGATTCAAATCTTTATTCTTCGCTTCATCGCGCATCTTCGGAGGAACAATGCCGTTAAAGAACTCCTGAGCAGCATTAGCATCCCTACAGATCTCAAGGAAGAAATTGTTATACGCCTCGGTCTGCATAAACCTCTTAGAGAGCTCGGGAGACTTCACAAACTCGCGACCGTCGGGAGACTTCTCGCCATACGCACGGGCAATCAGATCCTCAAAAGTATCAATGATGTTCTGAGCGTCCAATTTCATTACAATGCGCTGCATCATAGCAGTCAGTCCGCCAGGAACCTGCATCTCCATCTTAATAATTTCAGATTCCGTCAGATTAAAGTAGAAATCCTCTTTACGATTAATACCGTTGTAATCGGTAAACTCGATGGTCTTCTTATACATTCTTCATTTCTCCTTTTCAAATATAGATGGCGCTCCCACCCTCCAGCGCCATCAATACAATTTTCCCTTTAGTCAAGTGACCAACAACTCAATGCATCAAATTATCGATTAGGACACAGCAGCAAGAGTAGTCTTAATACTGTCAGGGGTGGGCAGAGATGCAGCAGCAGAAGCACTACCATACAGCACAGCCTCAAGCGCAGTCATCTTCGCAGTACCCAGAACGGTGGAATCGAACTCCAACTTCGCGGTGGGCTGATAGCCAGTCATGGGAACAGGGCTGCCTTCGCACTCCCAACTAAACGGGCTGGCTTCCGGAGAGTCATTAATGGTATCGTGAGCCTTCTCAGTAGGAGCAGCGCTCAGACCGTACGCTACATGAAGGATATAGCCGAAACGGTCAGTGTTGGCGTTACCCACTTCGGTACGCCAGCACAGGCCAAACTTCTTACGAGGCTGCTGACCAACCTTCATACCAGGAATGGGTTCAGCAGTACCGTCACAAGCACCGAACTCGGTCGGATAGGTATAAGCTTCGATGCTGGCCTTGTATTCCTCAGAGCCTCGAATGCCGGCATAGAAAATGTTATCCGCCCAAAGTTTAGTAACCTCGGCGCCTTCAGGCTGGTCGCTAACATTGGTAAGACCGTTCCAAGCCTTACCCTCACCGTAAGTACCGTCATCATTCATGACATAAAGAACACCCTGAGATACACCATACTCATACTTACGATCCGCAGCCTCATCCCAGGTAATACGAGCAGTAGTAGGCATAGTTTCATCCTCCTAAAATTTAATAATACAAAGTAAACACATCGTGGTGAAGATTGTCATTCACAAAGTGACGCTCATGACGGCACATTGGGAAATCGGCAATTCTTCTGGGTATCAAAGATTCGGGATCCTTATCGATAACAGTAACCGAGTACCGTATGTCATGAGCATATGGTTTATTGTTGGCGTAAATGCTTTCAATCTTGTCAAGCTCATACACAATACAAGGGTAGGTCATCTTAAATCCTTCAGGCGGTTGGAAGTACACGTTACTGGAACCAAGAGCGGCAACCAGCAACGAATGCAGATCAACCCGTTGGCCCATTATAGACACCTCCAATCGTCAGAATCAAGCGGGGACTCTGGACTTCAACATTAGTTACTTTCCAAATAGTCCCCATCCACCTGACATACCGAATGGCAAAGAAGTGCTGTTGAGCATACGGGTCGGCAACAATACTCAGTTTATTATTGAGTGTCACATTGTCGTTAATACTTTGCCCGGCTTCCAATCTCCGGATATTAGGAAGAACATCGCCATAGTGATTACGCTCGGTAATGACTTCTTCCCAAACACCCGGACGTGTCTCGGTAGTCTCGGCAAAGCCAACTTGACCGTAATACTTTGCCATTTTGACCGTTCACCTCAATTAGTCGGTCACGTCAATCTCCAGAGCAATAGCAGAGAAGGGACGAGTCAGAGCACCAGAACAACGGGTCTCCAGCAGGCTCACTTCCTGGTTGAAGTTCAGATCGAAGTCAGTGAAATGAGTGATCTCGCCGCCCTTGGTCGCGCCAAGGCTGTAGTCGGAGAAGTTCACCAGCAGACCCAGCAGCTCCATAGTATGCTGCACATTGGTGGTGCCGCCACCCTCAGTGGGCGTAGCAACAACCTTAGTGCGGGTCTTGCCAGCGTACTGCTCGGCGGTGATGATCTCGTTGACATTCAGCGCAGCTTTCAGCTCGTTTATGTTGTCATAGATACGACGGCCGTTCAGATCACGGGCCAGCAGCATGACATTCACGAGATGGGGAGTGCACAGGAAGTCGGGATTGCCAGAACCCTTATAGTTCTCACGAGCGTAAAGCAGACTCTGGATGACAGCCTCAGCGTACACATAGTTGTCACCGAAATTGGCAGTGGAGTTGGTGCCGTTCATCTCGGTACGCATGGCTGCCACATCAACGGTCCGATGGATGCAGTACAGCTCGTCATCCAGCCAGATGGGACGGATCTTAGTAGGATCGATGGCATTGTCGCCACTACGACCATCGCCGATGGTGATCTGACGAGCCAGTTCCTCATTCAGATTCATACGATCCAGATTGTACATGTACTGCACAATGTCGAAATCGGTGATGTCGATGATGTCATCACGGTCAATCTTAGACCGAATATAAACGGTAACGGGATCGGTGGTACGGCTCAGCAAGGGCAGAGAACCGGCATCGGTCTTCTGAGTACCCTTAGTGTAGGGCTTCGCACGACGATTGGTGATGTCACGCACATCAGCCTGACGAGTACGGATACGACTGATGGGGCTCTTATGAACCTTAGCCAGAACCTTGCCGATCCAACCCTGATCAGTGGTCAGCAGTTCGGGGGCACCAGGTTTAACATCCTTATACTCGGGGAACAGCTGAGAAATGTTCTGAATGTTATCAGCGGCAGCGTGAGACAGTTCGTCGCCCTTATTATCAGCGACATAAGCCTCGATAGCGGCCTTCAGAGAGCCTCCGCCGTAGCTCTTGGCCATTTCAACAATCTTCACACCATCGGCATGGGTCAGGAAAGAATCCTGATTCTCGGTCTCCTGATCAAACACGTTATGCTTCACTTCGGTTTCCTCCTCTTCGTTCTCTTTGTCCTCTTCGGACTCATCTTCGTTGTTATTCTTGATGGCTTCCTCAAGCATGGCCATAACGAGTACCTGCTGTTTTTCTGTCAGGGTGTTAAAGACATCTCGAGCAGTTTCATCCTTAGAATCTTCTTTCTTGTCCTCGGTCTTCCCTTCG